ATGGTTAATCCAAAGGGCGTCAATGTAGTGGCTGGCCGCACTAAACGGCTGGCCCAAAAAACAAAAAAGAAGGTGGCCCAAGTGAGCAAGGGCATCAAAGGGTTCGTTCTCTTTGTGCTCACGCAACTATTCATGGGCCGCAAACTAACACCGGACGTAAAGAAATTATGGAAGAAGACAGACAAAAATGTGTTGACGGCTATTTTGAAAAGAATCAAAAATGTTGTGAACAACCTCTTGAGAGGAGTTGCTGGGAGGAAGAAGCGACGTTCCGCAAGCCCTTTCATGTTGTGGCCTTTCCTAATTGCAGTGGTTATGGGAGCTAGCTACTCTCGCCATGGACCAATCACGTATCTGAACATTACAAAGACGGACATCGGGAAGAACCTCAATCTGAAAGTTGGCAACTGCACTTCTGTGGCCACCGACGTCGGAAAGTGGTGTGAAGATTCAACAGAGTATGATTGTGTCACGCTGCAAGAGAACGAAGAGCCTGATGACCACTATTGCTGGTGCTATGGAATACAAAATGTTAGGGTGACTTACGGGCGATGCAAAGATGACAGCCAACCCAGGCGCTCTCCTAGGGCAGTGGTCATCACAGCCCACCTGGACCAAGGACTTGTGACCAAAAAAGAAACTTGGTTGGGAACCAGCCACTTTGAAGCTCAGGTGCAAAGAATTGAGAGATGGATCATCAGAAACCCTACTTACGCCATTGCGGCCATTTTGATGGCTTGGTATGTGGGAAGCACTATGAAGCAAAGAATCATCCTTCTTCTCTTAACACTGGCCCTGGGACCTGCTTATGCAACACACTGTGTGGGAATACCAAAGAGAGATTTTGTGCAAGGTGTACAGGGAACTTCATGGGTGAACATGGTACTGGAGCAAGGATCCTGTGTTACTGTAATGGCTGAGGGAAAACCAAGCGTGGACGTGTGGATGGAATCCATTGTCTTCACCAAGCCAACGACAGTGAAACGGATCAGTTATGCAGCCACAATTAGTGACAATAAAGTGGCGGCTAGTTGTCCAACCAATGGAGAGGCAAAACTGGATGAAGAACACAACAAAGAGTTTGAGTGCAAACGCATGTACTCAGACCGTGGCTGGGGAAACGGGTGTGCTCTTTTTGGGAAGGGAAGCTTGGTGGCTTGTGCTAAGTTCAAATCAACTGGGCATATGGATGTTTATGAAATGGATACAACAAAAGTAGAGTACACCATGAAGGCTCAAGTGCATTCAGGAGCCAAAGCCACAGATGGCACAATGATCAAGGCGATAGGCTTCACTCCTGTCTCCGGCACACAGACAGTTGAATTCCCAGGATACGGAAGCATGGGTCTCGAATGTCACGTACAGTCAAGCATAGATTTCACTACCCATTATTTAGTGGTCATCGGTAGTGACTCTTGGTTAGTCCACAAGCAATGGGTAGCTGACATAACATTGCCATGGGCTCATGGTGAGACTGACATATGGAGAGACAAAGGCTACCTTGTTGAATTTGGGGAACCCCATGCAGCAACAGTGAAGGTTTTGGCTATGGGCTCCCAAGAAGGAGCTCTCCGAACAGCTCTAGCTGGAGCCATGGTTGTGACTTATGATTCTAATGCAAAAACTTTCAAGTTACATGGAGGACATGTCACATGTAAAGCCACGATCAATAATCTTGTGCTGAAAGGAACCACCTATCAAAACTGTAGGGGTGGCCTAAGTTTCACAAAGACCCCGGCAGACACTGGACACGGCACTGTTGTCATGCAAGTCAAAGTGACCAAGAATGCCCCATGCAGGCTCACGGCCATTGCCGCCGATGATGCTTCAGGAAAGGTCAATCGAGGAACTCTAGTTACAAGTAACCCAATAGCCAATGCAGCAAATGATGAGGTTCTCATAGAAATCAACCCTCCCTTCGGAGAGAGTTACCTCATTGTTGGAACCGGTGATGACAAATTGGTATACCAGTGGAAAAAGAGTGGAAGCACCATCGGGCAATTGTTCACCGAGACTATGAAGGGTGCCCAGAGAATGGCAGTGGTTGGCTCCTCGTCATGGGACTTTAGTTCAGCTGGAGGCTTTTTTGGCTCAATAGGGAAGGCTATGCACACTGTGTTTGGAACAGCGTTCCATGGGATATTCGGAGGACTCAGCTGGATAACCAGAATTCTCATTGGAGTTTTGCTTGTTTGGCTTGGACTCAATTCTCATAATGGAACGGCAACAACATGTTTCATGCTGTCAGGGTTCATTGTGCTCTTCCTGTCCCTGGGAGTGGGGGCTGAGGTTGGATGTTCAGTCAGTTGGAAACAAAAGGAACTGAAGTGTGGTGATGGAGTGTTCGTGTTCAATGATGTGAATGACTGGACCCACAAATACAAATACCATCCTGAGGACCCAAAAAGAATGGCATCACTGATTTTAGAAGCTTGGAAAAGGGGATCTTGTGGACTCAGCTCAGTCAGTGAAATGGAACACATAATGTGGGAAAGTGTGTCACATGAGATCAATGCCATCCTCGATGAAAATGAAATTGACTTGATCGTGAAAGTGCATGATTCAAAACACATATACAAGAGGGGAGCTAAAAGATTTCCACTTGTTAATCAGGAGCTAAACTATGGATGGAAGACTTGGGGCCGGAGTTTTATTTTTGAGGATAATAATTCCAACAACACATTCCACATTGATGGCACTAATGATACCTGTCCGCTGGAAAAGCGTGTGTGGAATGCCCTTGAGGTTGAAGATTTCGGCTTTGGGGTTTTTCAAACCAACGTCTTCCTGAGGCAGAAGGCTGATAGGACAAACTCATGTGAACCAGCCTTAATGGGAGCGGCTGTCAAGGGACAAGAAGGAGTTCACGCTGATCCAGGTTTCTGGATGAGATCCACAGAAGAGAACAAGACATGGGAAATCCAGGAAATCGACCTTGCAGCTTACCGTGAATGTGAATGGCCTGAGACTCATACCATCAATGGGCAGGGAGTTGTCGAAAGTAACCTGTTCATGCCTAAACAACTGGGAGGGCCAGTGAGCCGGCAAAATTACGTTGCTGGTTACAAGACCCAGACAAGTGGAGCATGGGGCTATGGTAGAACTAAGGTGCAGAGGAAAGAGTGTCCAGGCACCACCGTGAAAGTTGACTCGGAATGCTCAAAGAGAGGAAAGTCAGTTCGAAGCACAACAGTAGAAGGGAAAGTGATAAGAAATTGGTGTTGCCGCTCTTGCACTCTACCACCTCTCAGTTACTGGACAGAAGATGGATGTTGGTATGCCATGGAGATTAGACCCTTGGAAACCCCTGAGAAACATCTGGTTAGGTCATGGGTGACAGCAGGAGAAGCTTATCCTGCCTGGAGCATTGGCTTGATTGCCATGTTCCTTTTTGCTGACATCATGACAAGAACACGACCCACAATGAAGATGATGCTTGCAGGATCAATTGTCCTTTTGGCCATCATGATCATGGGAGGCGTGTCACACATGGATTTGCTGAGATATGTCATTGTGGTTGGAGAGCACTTCCTAGAGCAAGAAAAAGGGGGGGACGTGGCTTACATGGCCATAATCGCTGCTGCACACCTCCGTCCAGGGCTCCTTGGAATGTACTTCTTCAAGGGCATGTGGAGTCCAAGGCAGAGAGTGATCTTGGCTTGTGGCTTAGCCTTGATCCAACCATTTCTAATTGAACATGGAACAGCATCCTTGTGGGACTGGGCTGATTCCATTGGACTGGTCCTATTGGTCATTCAAGGCATGGTGAAAAACAAAGAAAAGAACTGGGCCCTATTCCTCTTGTCATTGTGCTCCCCAGTGGCCATGTCCAGCATACAAAAAGCTTCATTGATTTTCAGCTGCAGTGCTTTGGCTCTGAGTCTGTGGAGAGGGGGTAACACTTCCATGAGAAAAGGAGCTCCGTTTCTAGCTTCGACGCTTTGCTACACTTTTGGTCTGACTCATGCCTATCTCAGTGTCATTTTCATGTTTCTTATAACCCAGAGTGGGAGAAGAAGCTGGCCAATTGGTGAGTGCATGGCTGCAGTGGGCATTTTAGGAGCTGCCTTTGGCTCATTTCTTAGTGAAGATCCAACACTTCTTGGCCCAATTGCTCTCTTTGGTATTGTCATCTCAATCTATGCCCTATTTTCACAGGGAGATGGGCTGGAGCTGGTTAGAGTGGGGGATGTGACATGGAGTGATGAAGCCGCCATTTCGGGTGAAGCCAAGAGAATGGACGTGACTCTGAATGATGCTGGAGAATTCAAGCTGATCAACGAGGCTCCAGTGGCTTGGACAAATGTCACCTTTCTCATCCTAGCCATTGTATCATCATCTTTGCATCCCCTTGCTCTTGTTGTGGTTCTAGCCGTTTGGACTGGATGGAAGAAGAACAAGAGAAGTGGCGTGCTCTGGGATGTCCCTGTGGCCCCAAAAGTGGAACTAGTGGACTACCTAGAGGAAGGCATATACAAAGTCATTCAATCAGGCCTCCTCGGAACCAGCCAGGTCGGAGTTGGCGTTGTTAAAGAGAATGTGTTTCACACTATGTGGCATGTCACCCGGGGCTCTTTCCTAACTTACAATGGCAAAAGGCTGACCCCAAACTGGGCCTCTGTTCAAAAAGATCTGATATCATATGGTGGTACATGGAAACTTGATGGTGCTTGGAATGGCTCAGATGAGGTGCAGCTGATTGCCGTGCAACCTGGAAAAGGAGCTGTCAACATACAAACCAAACCAGGAATCTTTTGTCTCCAGGATGGAAAGGAAATTGGGGCTGTTCTACTTGACTACCCAGCTGGAACATCAGGTTCACCCATCATTGATCGACATGGCACTGTGCTTGGGTTGTACGGCAACGGGGTAGTTCTAGACAGTGGAGGATACGCTTCGGCCATTTCTCAAGCGCAACCTGCACCACCAGATGAAACGGAAACACCAGGAATTCCAGATATGCTGAGGAAAGGAACTTTCACAATGCTTGATTACCACCCAGGAGCCGGAAAAACCAGGAAACACCTTCCAAACATACTTAGAGAGTGTGAACGAAGGAGGCTAAAGACACTCGTTCTAGCACCCACCAGAGTTGTCTTGAGCGAGATGAAAGAAGCCTTGCACGGAGTGCAGGCTCGATATCACACTCAGGCCTTCAGTAGTGTTGTGACTGGGAGAGAGCTGATTGATGTCATGTGTCACGCCACACTTGTGCACAGAATGTTGGAGGGGGTCAGAAGTGGGAACTGGGAAGTCATCATCATGGATGAGGCGCATTTTCTCGATCCAACCAGCATCGCTGCTCGAGGTTGGGCACACCACAAGTCAAAGACTAGGGAGAGTGCCGTAATTTTCATGACGGCCACCCCTCCAGGTTCATCAAATGAATTCCCTGAGTCAAATGCTGAAATTGAGGACGTGCGTAAGGAGATACCAACAGAACCATGGAATAAAGGATATGAATGGATCTTAGAGGATCCGAGACCCACAGCCTGGTTCCTCCCTAGTATAAAGGCTGCCAATGTTATTGCGGCTTGTCTGAGGAAGGCGAATAAAAATGTGGTTGTTTTAAACAGGACCACTTTTGAGGCCGTGTACCCAACAATTAAGACAAAAAAGCCAGACTTCATCCTCGCAACTGACATAGCAGAAATGGGAGCAAATCTTCCAGTGGAGAGAGTCATCGACTGCAGAACTGCCTTCAAGCCCGTGCTGGTTGACAACCGAGTAAGTCTCAAAGGACCCATGAAGATTGCAGCAGCCGCAGCGGCTCAGAGAAGGGGAAGAATTGGGAGGAATCCTGATAGAGATGGAGACACTTACATTTACTCAGAAGATACTTGTGAGAACAATGAACACTTGGTGTGCTGGACAGAAGGATCTATGCTGTTGGACAACATGCAGGTCAGGGGTGGCTTTGTGGCCCCACTCTATGAAGAGGAAGCCTCTAAGACTAGCTTAGTTCCAGGAGAAGCCAGACTTCGTGATGACCAAAGGAAAGTCTTTAGAACTCTGGTACGGAGATTTGACTTACCTGTCTGGTTGTCTTGGAATGTAGCTAAGAGTGGCTTGTCTGTTGAAGACCGAAGGTGGTGCTTTGATGGAGAAGAGGACAATGCCATCCTTGGGGATAATGGAGAGGTCATTAAAGCTAGAAGCCCTGGCGGACAGAGAAAAGATCTGAGACCAAGGTGGTCTGATGCTAGAGTTTCCAATGACAACGGCAGCTTGGTCAACTTCATTGCATTTGCTGAAGGAAGAAGATCCACACGTGATCTCCTAGACATTCTCTGGGAGGTTCCAAATCAACTAGGGGAGAAAGCTAGGAGCTCAATTGACACACTTATGATTCTCATGAAGTCTGAAGAAGGTTCCCGGGCCCACAAACTCGCCATGCAGGAAGCCCCTGAAGCCTTGACAACCATTATTTTGGTGGTTTTGGTGGCAATGTGCTCTCTTGGGATGATCTTTTTTCTCATGCGGCCAAAAGGGATTGACAAGATGTCTATGGCAATGGTAACTATGGCAGTAACTGGCTATCTCCTCAGTGCAGGAGGGTTAACCCACGTTCAAGTGGGAGGCTGCATGCTTGTGTTCTTTGTGATGATGGTGGTCATGATTCCTGAATCTGGAACCCAGAGGTCAATTAATGATAACAAATTGGCTTATGTCCTAATTGCAGTTGGCTTGGTCATGGGAACTGTGGCAGCAAACGAGTTGGGGTGGTTGGAGAGGACAAAAGGAGATCTAATGAGAATGACTGGGACAGAAGCGCCAACTTTTAGTCCAGCTTGGAACCTGGTGGACTTTAGGCCTGGGGCAGCCTGGAGCCTGTATGTAGGAATGGCCACTTTCTTGACCCCAGTGTTTGTGCACTGGATAAAAAATGAGTATGGAAATGCCTCACTAACAGGAATAACTCCAACTGCAGGGATCTTAGCAGCCTTGAACCAAGGCGTCCCCTTTGTCAAATTTAACACCCCAGTTGCTGTCTTACTTCTGGCAGTCTGGAACAACTTCACTGCCTCAAGCATGGCTGTAGCATTAATCATGCTGGTAGTGCACTGTGGCTTTCTGCTTCCTGGAGTTCGGGCTCAGTGCTTGAGAGAAGCTCAAATACGAGTGTTTCATGGAGTGGCAAAAAACGCTATGGTGGATGGTAATCCAACAGTTGACTTGGAGAAAGAGACCAGCATGCCTGACCTCTATGAAAAGAAACTGGCCCTTGTCCTTCTTGGAGCCGGAGCTCTGGCAAATGCAATGATAGTAAGAAGTGCATTCTCTTTGGCTGAATTACTGGTTCTAGGTAGTGCAGCCCTGGGACCACTCATTGAAGGAAACACAAGCACAATGTGGAATGGACCCTTAGCTGTTTCTGTTGCTGGGATCATGCGTGGAAATTACTATGCAGCTTTGGGAGTGGCCTACAATTTCTGGGTCCTCAGATCAGCCAGAAGGGGAGGAGGGCAAGGAATGACACTAGGAGAAGTGTGGAAGCGCCAGCTCAACTTACTAGGAAAGAGAGAATTTGAGACCTACAAAATCAGTGACATCTTGGAGGTAGATAGAACTTATGCTAGGGAAGTGATGGCATCTGGGAAAACTTCAATTGGCGTGGCTGTATCAAGAGGGTCGGCTAAGTTAAACTGGATGATGGAAAGAGGCTACTTGCGACCCCATGGACGTGTGGTGGATCTAGGCTGTGGTAGAGGGGGCTGGAGCTACGCCTGTGCAGCCGAGAGGTTAGTGAGCTCAGTGAAAGGGTTCACTCTTGGAAAAGCCGGTCACGAAACACCACGATTGATTGAAAGTCTAGGATGGAACATCATAAAATTCAAAGATAAATGTGATGTTGGAAGGATGCAGCCAATCGCCAGTGACACCCTGCTTTGTGACATAGGAGAGTCAAGCTCAAATCCAGAAATTGAGAAGGAAAGGACCTTGAAAGTGATTGAAATTGTCAGAAACTGGATGTCCCCCACAACTTCGTCCTTTTGCTTTAAAGTTCTTGCCCCATACAAACCAGAAGTGATTGAGGCGCTAGAATCATTCCAACTGAGCCATGGAGGCGGCCTGGTGCGCAATCCCTTGTCCAGGAATTCAACCCATGAAATGTACTTTGTATCAGGAATCAGAAACAACATAACACACATGGTGAATAGCACATCTAGAATGCTACTCCGCCGAATGTCCAAACCCTCTGGAAAGCAGACAGTCATTCCCGACGTTCTGTATCCCACAGGCACTCGGAGTGTTGAGAGTGAAGCTGGGCGCCTGGAGATTTCAAAGCTTAAAGACAGACTGGAACGCCTCAAAGAAGAACAGCCTACATGGTTTGAAGACAAAGATCACCCGTATCGGACTTGGCATTATCATGGAACCTATCTCGCAAAACAGAGTGGAACAGCCGCTTCCATGTTGAATGGGGTGGTGAAACTGCTGTCAGGACCCTGGGACAGAATTGAAGAGGTCACATCGATGGCAATGACAGACACAACTCCATTTGGTCAACAGAGAGTTTTCAAGGAAAAAGTGGACACAAGAGCTCCGGAGCCACCCAAGGGAACCAGAGAAATCATGGCCGTGGTTAATGCATGGTTGTTTGACTACCTATCTAGGAAGAAGAGCCCGCGTCTCTGCACAAAAGAAGAATTCATCAATAAAGTGAGGTCAAATGCAGCTCTGGGAAGCATCCTTGAGGAGCAGGAAGGGTGGAGCTCAGCCAAAGATGCGGTGGCAGATCCCCGCTTTTGGGCCCTCGTGGAGAGAGAACGAAATCTGCATCTAGAAGGGAGGTGCGAGACATGCATCTACAACATGATGGGCAAAAGAGAAAAGAAACCAGCTGAGTTTGGAAAGGCCAAGGGTAGTAGAGCCATCTGGTACATGTGGTTGGGAGCCCGCTTCCTGGAATTCGAAGCGCTAGGATTCCTGAATGAGGATCACTGGCTAGGCCGAGAGAACTCGAAGGCCGGAGTGGAAGGGACGGGTCTTCAATATCTTGGTTACATTGTCCAGGAAGTGGCGCGGAATGGAAATGGACTGGTCTATGCTGATGACACCGCAGGCTGGGACACAAAGATAACAGAGGCTGATTTGGATGATGAACAGTACATTCTCAGCAAATTGGATGGTGAGCATAGGAAATTGGCCTGGGCTGTAATGGAGCTAACTTATAAGAACAAGGTGGTCAAAGTTCCGAGGCCCGGACCTGGAGGCAAGGTGTACATGGATGTGATCAGCAGGAGAGACCAGCGTGGATCAGGACAGGTTGTCACCTACCCACTCAACACTGTCACAAACATGAAGGTTCAACTCATCAGAATGGCTGAAGCTGAAAATGTGATCACCAAAAATGACGTGGAAACAGTGTCCCTGATAACCCTGAAGGAACTGCAGCTCTGGTTAGAGGTTCATGGCGTTAACCGTCTCAAGCGAATGGCTGTGAGTGGTGACGACTGCATTGTGGCCCCAGTTGATGAAAGTTTTGGCTCAGCTCTTTGGCATTTGAATGCTATGTCTAAAACAAGAAAAGATATTGGGGAATGGGAGGAGAGCAAGTCTTGGAGTAATTGGGAACATGTTCCTTTTTGCTCGCACCATTTCCACACATTGTTCCTGAAGGATGGGAGAACCATCATTGCCCCTTGTAGAGACCAAGATGAACTGGTTGGACGGGCTCGTATTTCCCCAGGCAATGGCTGGATGTTAAAAGAAACAGCATGTCTCAGCAAGGCCTATGCCCAAATGTGGACTTTGATGTATTTCCATAGAAGAGACCTGAGGCTAATGGCCAATGCCATATGCTCAGCAGTGCCAGTTGATTGGGTACCAACAGGAAGAACCACATGGTCCATCCACGCCTTGGGTGAGTGGATGAGTACCTGGGACATGCTAGAGGTTTGGAATAAAGTGTGGATCCTCGACAATCCACACATGGCTGACAAAACACCAGTTTTTGAATGGAGGGATGTGCCTTACGTGCAGAAGAGTGTGGACAGGAGTTGCGGATCACTTCTGGGAACTTCCATCCGGGCATCTTGGGCTGAAACAATAAATACATCTGTATATAGAGTAAGACAATTAATAGGAAATGAAAGATATGTAGATTATTTAGCAACTATGGATAGGTTTAAGTCTAGTTCCACCTCCCTTGTAGGGGAACTTATCTAA